ATTGACACCGGCTCTAGCTAGTCTTGAATCTTTTTTCTTAGGCATTATGCTTTCCTCACTCTGCGTGCTACTGTCTTAGAGTACTTTGCTTTACCCTTACCCTTAGCAGATGCAGCACGTTTTCTTTTATTGGTAGCTGCTTTTTGGGATGCGGTCAAACTTTTACGTACTTTCTTTGGTAAATAACGTCCACGTTTCTTCTTAGGCTTCTTTTCGTCACCTTTTGTAACGTATCCCCACTCCTGCTTTGTCCATTTAGATAGTTTGTTACTACTAGACTTAGCACCCTTATAGCCTCCACCTGCTTTTTTATAGCGGGCTGTAGCTAATTGTGCTTTGCGGGCTGACCATTTACCTGCCGGGCCACCTTTACTACCTGCTTTAACACTAGCAACAATGCGTTTCCACTTTGCTGGTTGTGTCTTTTTAGCAGAAGCCATTATCTACGCCAGCTTTTTTTAGCTGATTGTTGAGATTGTTTACTTAATTCTCCATAATGGTACAGTCTTTTACTGTTAGGGCCGTGTGTCTTGCCACTATGTAATTGACCATTAGGCATCTTATGTAAACCGCCCTTATGTTCTTTACCATCTTTGAAGTAATGTTTTACTCCCATTCCCATACTAACTCCTCGTTAATCGTATTGTATATAGTGCATTACCCCACCGTACACGGTTAGGATAGAGCCATGCTCTTTTATTGAGATGCATTCTCTTCTAATAAGCCCGTTTCAAAGGCTTTTAATTTATCTTTAGAGAAACCAGTGAACTCTTGTATCAACGCTACGGAGTCTGTTTTCTTTTCAGTAGACAGTAATCCGGATATTTTCATCAAAGTTTCTAACGCTCTAAGCTTATCCCCATCTCTAGCATCCGCTTTATCTACTACTGATTTAGCATTTTCTAGTAAATACGTCTTGGTAATACCCAAGTCGTCCATTAATTGTTCTACTTCTTTGTTTACCAATGTTCTTATCCTCGTTTGTCTTAATAAAGCTTTTGACCTGTGTAGAGCGTATCTACGGTTTTTGGTCTTATATACACCTAAGTACGCTTCTACTGGGTCTCTACCTAGTGCTATCATCTTAGCAAACAACTTTTCCCTGCTAGTGATGTACTTACTTTCCCTGTATTTTGTAAAGGTATAGATGTCTTTAGCGGGTTCCCCCTCTAGTTTACAATCTTTTTTAGTATAAGCGGTTCCTAGTAAGGTGCGTACATAATCTGTATCTCCCTTATATTTACCGCTAAACATAACTGCGCGTCTTAATATGCTAAATACCTGACCATCATCGCTAATAGCCCACTCTCCTTCTTGTGCAGTACGCCAGTCTTTGTTTACTTTTTCTTTCTTATGATGTTTTTTAAACTCTTCTTCGTTCTCGTATAAATGATAATCCACCCCTTTAATGGTTTTGATATACATGGATTACGCTTCTGGAGTAAAATTAAAGTCAAACATATCAATAAGCATTGGAATCTCTATTTCATCAATAATAAGTAATATCTCCATCATGTACTGGTGGTCGCCTGTTTCTCTAAACTTTCTCGATAAAGACTTAAGTGTATCAATCGTAGGAGCTAGGTCTAAGATATTATCTGATTGTATAGATTCCATAGCTACATATTACTAATATAGTAATTTTTAAACAAGGTAAAAAAAGTACTTGACAGTTATAGGTCAAAACTAATAAATTGAATTGTCGGTTGAGGCGAGAATAATATTATTATACTATTAATACTATAGTATATATACTATATATACTATTTATACTATTTTTAATATAGTAATAATATTACCCGCGATAGTAAGTATAGTACCGCGATTGCAATCCTACCCAAACTTTCAAAAAAATTCTAAAAAATAATATTAATATGGGTGTTCTTCTTTTATTTATCGGATACCACCCCCCCATCGGTTTTAGGTTGAAAAAGTTCAGGTTGAAAAAGTCAATCTCAATCCGCCTAGGTTGTGAAATCTGGTTCAGGTTCCAAATTATTTCTCGAGGGTGATTCAATTATTTTTAAAATATCGGGAACTTTCTGCAATTCTCAGCGTAGCAAAGGGCAGTAGCTCTTTGACAATTTGATTATCACTTGCCCCTTTCGGCACGCCCGTTAGTGGTCAGTGGTATTGAGGCCGTCCCGAGGGACAGCGGTCAATAAACCGTCTATTCAGGCGGTATCCTTGTTAACTAATCTAAAAAAACAACCGCTCTTTATAGAGCAGGAAGGACATATAATATGTCTGATTTTGACAATGCACTAGAGATTCTACAATCTAATAACGGTATCATGAACGGTACGAATAACATAGACGGAGTAGTTCCTGATTTAACCACTGGATTTCAGAATCTAGTAGACGCTATAGAATCTGATAAGATTACAGAACCTGAGACAATTCCTCAGAATGTTAACGGCGGAACGTACGACCCATTTACAAAGATAGAGATTAAGAGATTGTACAACGATGATGGATATACATCTCATGCTCGTAATATCAGGGTAGAACGTACGAACGGTGAATATCTTGAGGCGGGTACAGTAGGCCAAAACTACCTACTTATTCCGAATCAGGATGTTAATGACATATGTTCTGAAATACGGACGGATTCTGGCATGGATTGGGAGCATAATAGAATATTCTTTGACGGTAAACGATATAAGAATGTCTATCGTACTGAGTCTTTACAAAGGACTTTAGACAACGGTGACGTTGCTTATCTTACATTTACTGAAATGAATAGTTATGACGGTTCAAGTCCAGCAGGATTCCGAGTTGATTTCATGATTCTGGTGTGCAAGAATGGTATGATGTCACCAAAGTACGGATGGGGACAGAAATTCCGCCATTCAGTAGCTAATGGTGATTGGCAACAGCAAATTAGGTCTGGAGCCATGGCCCTTACTGGTGAGATGGTGGAGCCTAGGTTAAACACCTTTGCTCAGGCCTGTAATAGATTACACAATCCACTTAGCATGGACAATCTAAGCGAGATTAGAAAAACCTATATTTCTAAGCTTCCTAATCTTAGATATGGTGAAATCTTAACCGATTACCACGCCAAAGAAGGCTCCACAATGTGGGACTTCATGCAGTCGGGCACCAGCACACTATGGCACCGCGACAAAATGACGAATGCTGACTTTGTTAATAACTCAGTATTTGTGGATGGATTACTAGCATACGGTAAAGACAGTAATACAGTCTTAACCGCGTAACCCTAACTAACCTAAATTGGGCTCTAGCTTACCTAGGGCCCAGAAGGGACTAAATTAAACAAGGAAAAAGGGCGTCTGGTAAAACAGGCGTCTTTTTTTTTATATAAAATTTATATTATAGAATCAATTCACGTACGTAGTTCTATTTTTTTTATGTAAAACAATTCACGTAAGTAATTCACGTAAGTAGTACAATCTATTTTTATACTATAATTCACGGAGGTAACTGGATTTCACAGTATTATTATTTTTTATAAGCAATTCACGTAGGTAAATATAATTATATCGTGAAATATGGACTATATTGTGAAATAAAGGGGTAAACTGCTAATATTATTAATATTATCTAT